AAGAAAAAAAAGAAAGGTAAAAAATAATGGCAATTAAAAAAGGTTATCACAGAACTAAGTCAGGCAAGATTGCAAAGAAAGGACTTTGGTATAATGTTAATCAAAGAAAGAAAAAAGGTACTAGCAGATCAAAAGCCAAAAGTACAATAAGTGCCAAAGCATACAGAAATTCTTAGGCGTAGTTCTCTTATAGAACTGGGGTGATGGTGGGCAAAAAGAAAACCTGGAATAAATCTAACAAAGTAATTAAATGTGGTGAATGCCATATTTGTAAGAAACCTTTAATGAGTAATGAGGGTGGTTGGATTATTAATGCAGAAAAAAAATATTTTTGTGAACCTCACAAAGAGGGTGTTAAGAGTTGCTTTGACGAATATTTAAAAAGAAAGACTATACCCTTTAATGATTGGTAAATAATAGGTGGCAATCAAGGGAGATACTGCATACAGCATTTAATTACCACCAACTATTAACTAGCCCAAAACTTTTTAGCGTCTTCTAAATAGTCAGGATCTAAATCATTTTTCCAAAAAAAATGACTAAAATCAGGTTGAATATAATCCTTAATTACTTTAGGATTGTCTGAAATTTTCAAAAGATTTTGTCTAACTTTACACTTCTGTTTAAAAGACTCTAACCTAGACATCATACTTTCAGGTTGTAAAGTTTCGCAGTTGTCCTTATGAAAAACTTTGAAAGTATCTTCATTAATATAACAAACATAAATAGGTAAGCCAGTAGCATAATAGTAAAAATCTACTTGAGTCTGATTGGTTTCCGGTAAAGTTTCAGGTAGCTTAGTTGTTAGCCAAGACCTTGTTCCATCTTTCTTTGGTCTTCCTCTTCTAGGAAACTTACATTTATCCTCAATAATCATTTTACCTTTTAAGTCTGCATAACCATGCACAGGTATAGTAATACCCTCAAAGATTTTAAAGCATTCTATTTCAGGTTTGCATTCATCATATCCTGGAATACTTTGATGTGCTGCATGACCATTAGCAATCATCTTCTCAACTATAGTAGAAAAGTGATTAAAAGCATCAAGCTCTTTAGCATCAGGTATTAAAGTATTTAGTTTATTATTAACTGGAGTAAACATTATATTCTTTTTTAAATGTTTCATAATCTCTACCTAGACTTTCAACCATTTTCATAGTTCTATATTCTTTAGGAAAGTTTGTAGCTTTCTCATATTTTTGAACTTGTTGAAATGTTACATTAATAGATTGAGCTACTTGGCTTTGACTTTTATTTGCTCTTCTTCTTGCATCTCTTAATGCTTTACCTAGTCTTTGATAGAATTGTTTTTCGCTTTCGTTGAATTGTTCCTTTTCCATATTTCCTTTCATTTTTAGACAAAGATACCCTTAACCCTATACACAACTTTTAACTGTAAACTAGATTTATGTGCTTATTCTAGTTTGTTTCTGTTTTAACTCCATGATCTTTTCAGCAACTTGTGGAAGTCTAGCTTTGTTTTTTAAATATAAAGTTTTATATTTATACATTCTCTGCACTAACTTCTCCTCCCTTGCTTGTAGATCCTTGAGTTGTTTTGGTTCTACTGTCATTGTTTATATCGCTTGTCGGTTTAATTTTCGCACTAAGGAAACGCTGACCTGCGATATTTACTTTTGCGTCATCTTTAGGCGATTTCTGATTATGTGCTTTTTGTGTAGCTTCTTCTATTGTAGCACCATCAAAAATTTCTTTAAATTCAACATTCATTTCTATTAAAGTTGTTTTTTCTACTTTAATCATAATAGCTTTCTTCTAATTTTGTTTTATCAATTTTATATTTACTAATTAATTTAATAGCTAAATCGTATTTACCTTTTTCTCTACACTTTTTCAATATAGATAATAATTGAAAGGTTTTTTTAGTTTTTAAGTTCAATGTTTCTCCTGTAACCATTTAACTTCTTTAATTCGTTTCTCTTTGCTAATCTATCTACTAATACTGTTATAGAGTTTTTTGATCTATAATTCAATCCATCTGCCATTTCTTGATAAGTCGGACAGTATTTGTTCTTTTTTACATATTTTCTAATAAAATTCAATAATTTTAACATAACTGGTGTCATTGGTACTTTATTTTGCATTTTCTGTTTCCTTTATTTTAAGTCTTCTATTTAATTCGTTGTAACCATTTACATCATCATAAGTATCTTTTTTATAAATAGGGTTGCTAATTGTTCTCCAAATCTTAACAAACTGCATAAAGCAACCAAAAATATTATTTGGAACTCTTACTTTATGACCATTATGTGCAGCTAAAATACCCTCTAATATTCCTTTCATAGCAAAAGAAGTGTTATCAAAACTTCCATATTGAGCTTGTTTATCATTTAATAATTTTTCTAATTCTCTAGTTAGTTTACTCATTTCTGTAATTTTATTTGACATTGTTTCCTTTTTTATCTTTGCAGTAATAAAGAAAAACTCTATTACCTTTATATCTTATTGTGCTTTCTTCTGTGCTTAGAGTAGCTATTTGTTTAATAGCATCATCACAAAGTATCTTTGGAGCAGTAACTGATAATGTTGCTTCAGCTACTGATCCATTGACTAAGTGCATTATGATAACAATTACATTCATTAGAATGATAATTTTTCTTCCTTGTTAGGTGCTTTAACACCAGGTTCATTGGCATAACCTGAAATATTTGGTTTATCAGATTTATCATTTAACCAACCTACAAGAGCTTTCTTACCAACGATTTCAACTTTCTTACCATTGATTTCAACTTTCTTACCACCGATTTCTACATCAGTTATATCTCCTGTAAATTTACCCTCATCACCTTTAAATAAAACTCCTACTTGTTTAAACAATCTAACAAACTTAGTATTGCCATCTTTTGAAGTTCCTTTACTAGCTAAGATAGTTCCTTTAACTCCATTAGCTAACTTTATATTACCTGAAAAGTCTATCTTAACAGACATTTCATGGTTGGGATCATAAGGAAATAATACCCAATCTTTTTCTTTACCAGTTTTTTGCATTTTGTCCTCCGTTGGTTTTTATGCTTTGCTGTTTACTTTTAAATGACTCTTTGATTGTGTCATTGTCCTTTTCCCAATCTGAATAAAGTTTATTCAACTTTGTTTCTGTCGTTTGTTGATTGATTTTATCTTTGATTGAAACTTGTGATTTGCTTTGTCCTTGACTTAATAAAGCAACTGTTAATTCATCTGCACTTGCATATTCTGAACCATGTAATCCGAATGCAGCTAAACATCTACCTAAACTAGAACTAGCACAATTTTCTACTGCACTTGTTTTGTTTATAAAAGATGCGTTTCTAAATTCTTCTGCATGACCGGAAGCATAAGGTTGGTCAGCTATATATAAAGTTGTTTTTATAATAACTCTTTCCGTATCATGGAATAATAATGCTTCATCTATTTTAGACTCAGGAAAATATTTTTTTAAATGCCTGTGTCTTTCAGCAACTGTAGAATATGCTTTACCTTTAATACTTACTGTAGGTACAATTTTTAAATTCTTGATACATTCAGCGTATCTTTCTTTAAAAGAACCTTTTGAAGTTTCTTCTCTAGTTGATGGTTTCGTCTTTGTCTTGGGTGTCGTTTGGTTCATTGGTTTCCTTTTCTTTTATTATTTTCTCTAATTCAATAACTCTATTCTTTAATTTCTTTTCACTAAATTTAAGATTATTGATTTCTAAGTGTAACTTACCATTCATCATTTGATGAGTTTGGTTTATTCTTCTAGCTTCATCTAAATCTCTTTTTAAATGCTCTAGCTCCATTTTCATTGGGTTATATCCTAGATCTGCCATTACTTGCCTTTCTTACAGTTTTCTTTACTTATGTTGTCGCCATTATTTTCTACAATCCAAACATAGCTCCATTCTTGATGACCTGGAGTACATTTTTTGCCAATTTTAACTGAATGGCTACAACCAGCTAAAATTAAAAACATTATACCTATTAATATTGATTTCACTTTTTTCCTTTCATTACTTCTTTTACTGTTAATTTATGAACAATCATATCTTGGATAGCAGTTCCTACTATTCCACCAAAAATCATCTTCATATTAGGGGGTAGCTTTTTTCTTGATGCAGCATCTAAAACGCAATAGTCATAAAACCATTGGTCTAGTGGCTTATTGATCTGTGAGGGAGATAAATGAGTGGCTGAAAAGCAACCCCCCTCTTCTATCCCTTTCCATTCTTTTCCGATTTTCATCAGCATTGATTTGTTTTAATCTTTTATACAAAGTATGTCAATACCCTATACAAATAATTTGCAATTATTTTTAAAATACTTTATTTAGGGTTATGGGTATAAGGCAAATCAAATATAAGGGTAAAAAAATCAAAGTTTATTGGTGTAAATTAGATGATTGTTTTGCTGTATATGATCCGAATCACTTTACACTCCACATTAGAAACGATCTAAACAAGAAAATTTTAGCTAAAACTTTATTCCATGAGCTTTGGCATATTATAGCCGTAACTAATAAGAAAGAAATTATTAAGATAGGGGAAGAAAAAACAGCCATACTTGCCGAAGAGTTTTATACTTTATTTAAACAAAACCCTAGACTTAGAAAATTTTTAAATGATTTATATTGATGATTTACAGTTGGAAAAGGGAAATGGGAGAGAAAGTTAAAGAGTGCAGCCAATGTTGTATGCCTGGATTGTTAGAATTAGGTAATAAAAGACTTTGTGCTGATTGTTACTCAATAAAAATATGGAATTGTAAATTAGATCATGTTCCAAAAAAAATGGCTAAAAAAAAACTACAAGAAGATGAAGAATATGCAGGTGGAAAAGCGTATTATGAAATGTTAAAAATGTTTAGAGAAAATAAAGATGAATAAAATAAAACTAGAACCTTTTGAAATACAAATGGCAGCAGATGTTGCTACAAGAAGATTTATAGAAAACCTTAAAATGGGTAAGAGCTTCTCTTATGGTTATAAGGGATCAGATGAAAAGACTTTATCATTAGGAATTATGGGTGCTTGTGCAGAGTTGGCTTTTGCTAAATCACAAAATCAATATTTTAACGGATCTTACTCTGATAAATATTCAAGATATACTGACACCGATATGCAAAAAGGCATTGAAATAAGATCACAGAAAAGAAAACCTAATAACTTTCTTTTGATAAGACCTAACGAAAAGAAAGCTAAATATGTCCTTGTTATTGATGAGGGTGGTTTTGAATTTAGTCTTATAGGTTGGTATCCTTTTATAATGGAAGAACCAAACAGGCTCAATAATTTTGGCTATCCTAATAGACCCCCTGCTTATAGAGTGGATATAAAAGAACTTAGACCCATAGCTGATTTAAAATGTTAATTATTTATTTAAGTAAATAACTAACGCAATCACTTCTAAAACTATTAATGCTTCTATCATATAGATTACCTTAATTTCTGAAATTTCCTTTCTTTCTTTGTATAGCTATCTGCATTCTGCCTATGGCTATACTTTTTGCTGTTTCAATAAATGTTTTAATAT